CTCTTTCTGCCGATCAGCTTTTTGGTTGCGGAGGCTTGAACGAGGCTCCCGAAGCTAACAACATTTGAATTTATGTTCCAGCTTGTGCCATTATTAGTAACGCTGATGTCGCCTTTTACTCCTTCAGATACAAGTTGCCCTGTTCCTTCATTTGTGCTGGCAATAAAAATGTCATTTACGTCTGGTGTGTATCCAGCAGGAACATAGCAAAATGAAAATGTTCCGCCGACAACTGATCCCGGTTGCCCGTTAGTCCCATTCCCACCTGCGCCAGCCCCTCCGTCAGAACCACCTGCGCCACCTTCTCCATAGGCTCCAGCCACGCACGCAAAGGATGCTAGGTAGCAATACCACAGATCGAATTCTGGGCTATTTCCACCGTTCCCGCCATCGCTTCCAGCTCCCCCTTGGACTTCCGTGGTCCCAGATTCCCCAACTCCTCCCGCCCCTCCGTCGCCACCTGATAGGGATAGCGACAAAGCTACGGTTCCATCAGATTGAAGAATCAATTTTGAAGGTTGAGTTCCGTTTCCACCCGCCGTCATAAACGGAGTCGTGGACCCAACCGCTCCGTCGATCCCGCTCCAGTTTATCGATAGATCGCAAAATTCTTTTCCGATACCTTGAACAAAGACACTTTCTTCAAGGACAGAAACAACGTCAGACTCGTGCGTTATCGAAAAGCTACCCGCCCCAAACTCAAACTTCCTTGCCCCATCATCCCACGCCGCTTGTGCGGTCAGGTATGGAAGCGATGGGTTGCCAATAACCCCTGTCGAATCGTTGCCTGTCGAGCGGACATAGGCAAAGCCCGTTCCGGTAATGCTTGCGCCACCTCCACCTGCTGCCGCTTCCCATGCCGCGCCCCCTGCCCCGTCTGCCGTCAAAACGTAGTTATCGAATGCTGCACCAGATCCGAAATCGGCGGCGTTGATCGCGCCTAGGGAGGTTTGCCCAGTTCCTCCGTTATCGACAGGAAGCGTTCCCGTAACGTGCGCGGAGGCCGAGGTTAGGTTGATCTGGTTGCGAGTAATTACTTGGTTCGCAAGCGTCAAATAAGCAGGTGTTCCTGCAAGCGTGACATCGCCCGAGTTGCTACCTGACAACGATCCTGTAACGCCATCGGCAATCGTGATGCCGCTGTTCTGAATGAGCTTCCCGGTCGTCAGATTGTAGCGAGCAATGGCATTGTCGGTTGCGCTGGCGGGTCCGACAACATCGCCCGTTCCGCCTCCACCAGAGACGGCTACGGAGACCGAGACGGCTCCGCTGGAAATGTTAACGTCGATGGAAGGCGAGGCCACCACGGCGCTGGAATCGGCAATGTCGGATCCTGCCGAGACCCAATCTGCTTGGCCTTGGAGCCGAAGGAGAACGTCGCTTCCTTCGCTGGCAGAAATGTCAACCCAGTATTCAGTCTCTCCTTTTGCTTGAACATTTGCCAGCGTCCACCCACCAGCAAACGCTGGGACAGTTTCGTCGTCGGTGGCAATGTCAAGAGTAACGACTTGGCTCGCGATGGTGAGATTCGACTCGCCCGAATCGGTTCCGAAGACACGTCTAACCGTGCCTGATCTTGCTCGCATTCCGAAGGTGACGAATTTGCCCGTCATCGAAAACTCCGCGCCGATGGTTAGCGTCAACCGAAAAGGCGCTCCCTCGGCAAAGTAGAATTTAGGCAGATCGGCAACGCCGGAAATGACAGGAGAGTCGGGCATAGCGATGACTCCACAAAATGAGCGGGATTTTCAACTTGATTTTGAGGCTTGTTTTGTAGAGGCGTCCGTCATGTTGAGATTGCGCTACGACCACGAAGGCCGAGTCACCGGGATGCCTGATTCCATTCGCCCCGGCGACCACCTGACCGTTGAGCTGATCGCGCATCAACTTGACCTGTCCGAAAACGACGATTTGAGCCTGTCGCTCGCGTTGGAAAAGCCGGTTCCGATCTCAACCGGGGATTGGACGATTATTTGGGGAGGCGATTCGGTCGAGCTTCCCGCCTCTGGCATTGACGCGCATCTTCTCGGCATCGCCATCAATCGTCTCTCTGCCATCGCCTCGGCGGGAGGCGTCGATGTGACGGGCGGTGACGGCATCTTTTCCGTTACTTTTCGCAGCAATGGAGCGAGAGCAGACTTTTCAATCGCGCATTCCGCCCTCGGCACGATGACAAATCGGGCGCTGACGTTGATTGCCGGCGGTGCGTCAAATGTTGAGACCGTCGAGATTGACCTGACGCTCCAAACGCTTGTCGAATCAACGACCGCAACTGACATTGCAGAGGCGACCGTCACCGTTTCCAACGTGGCGACCGGGACCATTAGCGTGGCACAGCATGACCGCATTACTTTTTCTCGTTTGCCTGACGCTGGCAAGTTCCAGATCCGCACGGCCTCCGACACTGGCACTATGTGGCTGGCTGCAAATGTCTCAAGCTATCAAGTCGAAACTGCCATTGAGGACATCGAACCGGGCGAGTTCATCGTTTCGCGAAATGTGACCGGGGAAGAAATAAAGTTCGACCTCCGCCGAACCAGCGTTGGCGTGAATGCCGCCCCCACCGTCTCTGAGACGTTTATCGGACCCGTGGGCGTGACCATGGCGCTGGACACTTCAAACGTCCTAAAACTGCTCCACGCCGCAGGAATGACGCTTCCAGTTTCGGCGCTTTTGACCTTTGTGCGGGACGATGAAACCCAGTTTTGGCAACGGGTTGAACTTGTTCCGACTTTGCAGAGTCACGGTCAACCCGTTTGAGAATTGAGGCAACATGAGTGAGGCGGCACTGGATCGATTTTTTCGAGGGACGCAACGTCACCTAGAGCGTGCGTTTCGTTTTCAAAGGACAATGACCGCGCCGGAGTGGTCCGAAAAAATTCGACGAATGGAAGGCGGGAGGAGGTTCCGCTTTGATTTCGCGCCGTATCAGCGGGAAATGATGGAAGCGCCCTATGATCCGCGCGTTCAGATGACGGTTTACATGCTCGCAAGCCGGATGGGCAAAACCGAAGTCGTCATGAACCAGATCGGGCATTCGATTTCTGAAGCGCCTCGCCGCGTCCTCGTCATGTATCCGACGATTTCGCAGACCGAGAAATGGAGCAAGGAGACGTTGATGTGCGAGCTAGTCAATCCAACGCCGGACCTCGCCGATCTGATTGGCGATGATTCTGGACGGCGGAAAAGCGGGAATACGATTTTGCATAAGCTGTTCCCCGGCGGTTTGGTCAACGCATTCGGTTCAAATGCTCCAGGTGAAATGCGGAGAGCAAAGGGAAATTTCCTTTTCGCCGACGAGATCGACGCCATCGAATCGACCGAAAGCGACGAAGGCGACCCACTAGAGATTTTCTGGGTTCGCGGCTCTGAGTATTCGGACACAATCAAGATCGCGGCCAGTTACCCGAGTGTTAAGGGCAAAAGCAAGATCGAGGCGTTGATGCTGCAAAGCGATTGGCGGGTTTGGATTGCGCCATGCCCCCATTGCAAAAAGGAGTTTGTTCTTCATCGCCGCCAGTTGCGCTATGACCGAGACAAACCAGAGAATGCTTGGATTGAATGCCCAGAAAGCGAATGTCGCATCACCGATTCGGAGCGCATGGAAATGATTCGGAGCGGCAGATGGCAGGCAACTCGACCGTTCAATGGCATCGCAGGATTCCACGGCTCGCGCATGATGTCGCCTCATCCGCCCCAAAAAGGATTTGCGAGCCATCTTCATTGGGCGGCGGTCGAGGAGATTAAGATTGAAGCGGCAGACAATCGCGAGAAGGCAAAGCGGGTCCTAATAAATACCTTTGACGCCGAAACTTACCAAGCGCCCGAGGAAGAAAAACCGGATCCGGTTGGCCTTGCTCAGGAGTCCTACGATTACCTCGAGCGCGTAACTGAAAACCAGCTCAAAATCCCGGCTGGCGTGCTGGTCGTCACTGGCGGGTGCGACGTTCAAGGCGACCGATTGGAATTTGAGTTTGTCGGGCACGGTTGCAACGGGCAAACCTGGGGTCTCGGTTACCATGTTCTCCCCGGCACGACAATGGAGCCGGAGGTTTGGCAAAAGCTAGATGCGTTGCTTCAATCGGAGTTCTTGCACCCATGCGGCAAGGTTCTGCGCGTCGCCTCGGTGTTCATCGATTCCAAATATCGGCAAGCTCACGTTTTGCAATTTGCAAAACCTCGCCAAGCACGGGGCGTGTTTGCCATCTACGGATCAACCATCTTGGGCAAGCCCATCGTTTCCGCACCAAAACGCGAAAAGCGTGGCACGTTTTACGAGATCGGGACGCACGAATGCAAGTCGATGATATACCAGAACGCGGCTTTGCGATACGACAAGCGGAGCAGCGAGTTTCCGCATAACTATATGCACTTTCCCAGCGGTCACGGCTACACGGTCGAGTATTTTCAACGTCTGTTAATTGAGGAAGTCACTCTAAAGAAAGGACAAGACGGGAGTTTTTACGAGTTTTTCGACAAAAAGGACAAGCGAGACCGGAACGAACCGCTTGACGTTCGCGTCTACAACATCGCTGCCGCAAAAAGGCTCGACATTGCGTTCGGAAAAATTGCCAAGAAATACGCTGAATATGCGGCAAAGAACCAACCAGATCGCGGTAAAGAGCGCGAATATAAACTGGATTTTGTCGCCGAATAGGTAAAAGCGCCTTGAAATCGGGCTTTGTTTTGTCGAAGCATCGGCATGGCCTCTTTACCGTCCCGCGCCTTCTGCGGCGAATCGATTGAATTTTCCGCGACTGTATCGTCAGGCGCTACAGGTTCGGCTCATTTTAGGAGCATCGACACGGGCGAGATTGTCTCGGTCGTGCTGTCGGTCTCAGGAACGACCGCGACCGCTACCTATGCGCCAGAAAAGACCGCCAACCTGCCAGCGGGAATCTATGTTGTCGCTCTGACGCTTGAGGTAGCCGGCGCTCGCTCGGTTCAGTCGGTTGGGAACATTACCCTGCAGGCGCCCCCAGATCGCGGACCATTGCCAAGCCATGCTCGAAAGATGGTGAAGGCTTTGGAAGCGCATTTAGAAGGGCGAATTTCTGACGACGAAGGCCGAGGGCTTGAGACCTACACTGTTGGCGGCGTTCCCGTGACGAAAATTACCATGATGGACGCTCGCGAGCTTTTAACGAAATACCGCCGCGACTTGGACACTGAAATCGCCAAGGCTCGCGCTGATGCTGGCCTTTCCAACGGTCGAACCATTTACTCCAAATTTGAATGAAACCCATTCTTTACGGTCCTGACGATAAACCGATCCGCATTCGCAATTTCGATGCGGCAAAAGGCACGCGATACACTAACGACTGGGTAGCCGGGACGGGTCCAGCGGACAATGCCATCAAGCAGGATGCCAAGTCTTTGCGCGACCGTGCGCGGGATTCTGAGCGCAACGATGGCTACATCGAGGGCGCGTTGATGGCGCTGGAATCAAACGTGATTGGCCAGCACGGGATCCGCATGAAATCGCTCGCCCGTCGAGCAGATGCGCGGAGCAAAAAGGGACTTTCCAACAGCGCCGACAACGATGCGAGAGCAAAGGTTGAGTCGGCATGGGAAGACTTCTCCCGCCGTGGGAATTTTGACGTGACGCGCCAGTTTTCCAGAGCAGCATTTGAGCGTCTCGCGTTGCGTTCTGCCGTTCGCGATGGTGGCTTTTTGACGAGGACCGTGGACGGCTTCCCGAAAAACGAGTTTCGCTTTGCCGCGCAGGGCATCGAGATTGACGCCTTGGATCCGCACCACCGGAATGATGCCGCGCGGATTTACATGGGCGTTGAATTTGATGAATGGGATGAGCCGATCCGGTATCACCTACGGAAAATGGACCCGAAAAGTGGTAGGTATACTCGCGAGACGTTTGCCGTCGGATCTGACAACATGATCCACACTTTCCTCGCTCGGCGCATCAACCAAAGCCAAGGCTATTCGTGGCTGGCAAATGCCCTCCTGCGGCTTCGCCATCTTGCCAAGTTCGAGGAGGCCGAGGTGATCGCCGCTCGCATCAGCGCCAACAAACTAGGCTTTTTCAAGCAGACCGGCGAAGCGCAATACACTGGCGACGAGGACGACGATGGGAAGGCCATTGCGCCATCAGCACCGGGCACGTTTGAGACGCTGCCCCATGGCGTCGAGGCCCAGATGATTGATCCGGCACACCCTAATAGTGCCATGCCTGATTTCCGCAAAGCGATCTTGCGCGGCGTCTCTCCCGGCATCTACGTCAACTACAACACTTGGGCGCAGGATCTCGAGGGCGTTTCTTACTCGTCGATTAGGCAGGGCGTCTTGTCAGAGCGTGACATCTACAGGATTCTTCATTCGTGGTTCATCGACACATTTGAGATTCCGCTTTTTGAACGCTGGTTGCGGATGGCGTTGATGACCGGCAAGATTGAAGGCTGCACGCTTCTTGATTACGACCGTCTATCACACGTTGAGTTCATCGGCAGGGCGTGGACGTGGGTTGATCCCGTTGGTGACATCGAGGCCATCGAGCGCGAGATCGCTTTGTCGCTTAACTCTCGCGAACGAGCGGCCAAAGATCGCGGCTTGAACATCGACAAAATCATCGCCGAAAACGAAAACGACAATGCGAAGCTCGAAGCCGCTGGTTTGTCCACGGCGATTGGTAAAGCGCCACCGCCTCCGGGCAACGCTTAAAGCTCGCCCCAGCATTTGCGCGGGACTGCGGAAATGACGCTGAGACAATCCTCTTTTTCCGCCTCGGTCATCTTTGACTTTTTGACGATGGCAGCAATCTCGTCGAAAAGCACGTTTTGAGCCGCCATTAGCTCATCAACGTTGGCAAGCTCGCGCCGTTTTCGCGCATTGTCCATTTCTAGGCCTTCAGCGCGTGCTGTAGCCTCTCGCGTCCTCGCCTCCTCCAATGACATTGCTCCCTCACTGCGAGCCGGTGGATGACGAAGCTGGGCTATTTCGTAGATGTCGTAGAGCTTGGCTCCGTTATCACCGTCCTGGTATTTCAGCCCAAGGTGAGAGGCGCGTTTTTCGACCGTCTCGCGATTCGTGCGAAACATTGATGAGAGCTGCTTAATGGAGAATCGTTGCATTATTTCCCGCTGTGGGCTTGCGCTCGTTTGGAGATCTTGTCCAAAACCCGCTTTCTCATCTTGGCGGCACTTTTATCGACGCCTTCTTGGAGGGCTTTGCTTAAAACTTGGTTGGCATGGTCCATTTCAACGCCTTCAATTGTCAGCTCAAATTTAGGAATTAGGATCGTGCTTTTGTCTGCCGCGCTGGCGTTTTCAATCTTTTTTCTGAGGGCTGAGACTTTCGCGCCCAGATCCTGCGCCATTTTCAGAAACAAGGACTTGCTGTATTTGATCGCGGATATCCGGCGATTGTAGAGGCGCTGGGCTTCCTTTTGGTTGCCTTTGCCTTTTGGAAATCCGGCCTTGGCTGCGAGGGCATTGTAAAGGCCCGTTTTGACGGTGGGAATCGATCCTTTTTTCGCAGCTTTTGCCGATTGATTGGCTTTAAATGCCACGTCGATTGCTGCCGATCTGACGACCGTTGCCACATCGCGCGAAGATTCTTTTTCATATTCCCTCAACGCGGCCATGAATTCGCGGGTATCAACTGATGCGGTGACTTTGTCCATGCCTAAGTAAACCACTCTTCCGCGTGTTCGCCAAGGATCTCGACCATTTTGGCAGAGGCGCTTCTCCCCGGTGGGATGATGTCGCATCCTCGCTCGAAAAGATCGGCGTTGCGTAGTTGCATACCAATGCAAAGCGGAAGCTCGTCAATGTAATATGCCCACGTTTGACCTGGGAGTTTTGCCGCTACGGTTGAGACGTAATCGGCATCACTCCCAATTACTCCCCCACGTTGGAGGTGTCTCGACCGCCAGAGGGAGATTCGACTGCGGCAGAGACCGTCTGGATGTCTTCGCAGATCATGTTGAGTAGCTGCACGGCCTCAATCTCTTCAGAGCCTCCAATGTCGCCGCCTTCCTTGTCCCACCATGCCATCATTTCAATGATTGCCTGATCGCGATTCAGACAGGCGCGAGCGACTCGGGAATCGTCTACGGAGCAGAGCCAGACAACCATGATTGAGTCGAGCGTGATCTGATCCCAGACTCCGTTTTCATCCGGCCTTGCTCGACCAAGGAAAAGCGAGTTGCCCATGCAACGCGCCGCCGTCGAGCGGGATTTGGAAAACGGCTTTAGTGGCTTGCCCTTGAACTGGTAGGATCGACTGCGAGCCGCTACAATGTCAGGCGTGACGCCGGTTTCTTTTTCAATATCATCAATCGTGATTTCGCTCATGCTTCTTTTTTGGTTATTTGACCCATCGTCGGGCTAGTTTCTCAAATTGCGGACCTTTCGGGATAACGAGCGGGAATCCTTCGCGCTCAATCTTGATGGCGGGATTTGCTGCTTTCCAAGCGTCTTTCAGCTCGAGGTAATTGGCAATCCATGCCTTTACCCACGCGAACATCGCAGGCTTCCAGATCGCGTCAAATCGCGCAGCAATCTTGCCGCCATTTCGCTTGCCCTTGGCGTCTCGGATTGTTTGAGGCATATCGGAAAGGATCTGCGCGGCACGCTCCTCCTCGTCGGTGACGGCACGCATTCCGATTGCGAATTTGCCATCGGCGAAAGACTTAATGTGAGCGATGGCGCAATAGACGTGGAGCAGCTCCAAATCGTCTGCGATGCTTTGCCATTCGTCCTCGGACCTCGCGCTAATCATTCGCGCCGGCAGGGCTGCGGCCTCGGTCATGTCTTGCGCCGGATCACGCCAAACCTTTGCAAGAGACAACGGGCCAACGGTTTTGTTGTCGAGGTGAAAGCTAATCGTCCCTGGCTCGTCTGGATCGTAGGAGACGCCTTTTGAGTAGACGTTTGAAATGCCTGGAGTGCCATGCTCTAGCTCAACGCCTGCCGTCACGCACGCCGCGAAGAAGCGCGGACACTGCGTTGGGATGATATTAACTCCCGCCCCTTTTGTTTGGCTCATCCTCAGCTAATATCGCAATACTTCGTGAAGTTGATCGTCGCAGTTGCAAGGGATCCTCGCGACTGACTGATTTCGATGTCATCCATGTAAAACCCGCCCGTGGTCACTCCATAGCCGGAGGTCGCATTTGCCACCGTCTCGGCGGTTCCAAACGCGACACCGAGAACGGCATCAAGGCCAGCGGTATTGACCTCCCCGGTGATCGTGCATGTCGAGCTGACGAGGAAATTGTGAACGAAACCCGTGGGGCTGCCGCCTTTGTTTTCGACGAGAAGTTTTTCGTCAGTCCAGCCTTGCCGGAAATCCGAAATGTTGATCGCCGTTTCGGCAGCGGCTACGCCTTTGAGGAAGTTGGAAGCGGAAACGTAAGTTGGAGTGGGCATGGCTTAGATGGGTTGAATGGTTGCGACGAGGGAATAGGTGACGATGCGGTCGTTTTCGTTCTCGACCGCGCGAGGGGCGCCAATCATTTCGACGGCCTGCCCTTGCGGCATGGTGAAAGATTTCGCTGAATAAGATGCGACTGTCTGTTTGGCGGCGTCAGTGTTGCCGATCATTTCGCGCATAAGTTCGCGCTGTTGGGAATCAAGATTGCGCGTCTCAATGTCGATGGAAATGAGGAACATATTGGTCCCGATTGGATCCTCGGCTCCGGTCTCGGCCTTGATGCCGATAGACGTTCCAGATCGCTCTTGAGGCTTGCTAGAGGTCGCGATAATGACACCGGGGAACGCATCTCGGAAAACCCGTGCGATGCTGTCCTCGACTCGCTCTGCGAGGTCTGGGGTGGTGTCAGTCATTTGTGAGGTTAATGGTCAGGATTCGTTCTCCCTCTGGCTCAATGCTGGTAATTCGGAATCTTTGGCCTCGGAAAAAAACGGGGGCGTCTTTGCTTGGGATCTTGCCTTTGTTGAGGATGGTTGCCTTTAGCGTTTCCTCCCGGTTATCAATTCCAAATTCGTTGGCTTCGTAGGATGTCTCTTCGCGTTCGATAAGTGCTTTCAGTTTGTTTCCTCCAATTTCAATGGGCTTTCCCTCAAATGCGATCAGATCGGAAACTGCCGATTGGTGATCGAGGTCTGCGTAGCTCATTTCAATAGGGCTTTGACTTTAGCGGTGAGGCTGGCGTCGAGACCTTCGGCGGTGAATGCGGTTAGGTTTTGGCGCTCGTCTTCAATAACTGTCTCTTGATCCTGCGTGCCGTTGAGCCTCTCGATGAGGTCAACGATGCGCTGAATGCGTTCAACCCTGTCCGCAGTCGCACCAGGGGAGGGAAGAGGCGGAACCTCCCCCGGTGCGTCGTCGGCTTTCGCGTTCAAATTTACTGCGGGCATTGGGCGAGATTGTTTAGCAGACAATCGAATAGGTGAAGCTGGTCGCGATGTTGGAACCGCCACCAGTTTCGACAGCCTGATTAACGGCGACGTATTCGCCGACATTCTGACCGAGTTCAAAATCGACGTATCCGGCTGGGAAGCCGGTGTCGCCGGTGATGACGTAGGTGGAAGCGGGATCGGTCTCAGCAGCCAGAGCGCCGGTCGCGCCACTCTTGAGAGTCAGCGTCAGAAGCTTGGTAGCAACGAGGACGGAGTTCGCAGGCCACGAAGCGCGGAGCTTCATGCCTTCACGATGCGGTCCAGCGGGACCAACGTAGATTTCGTCGCTGTCGTTATTGGCGGCAGCGGCGGGGAGGGCTTTAGTGACACTCAGAAGAGCGTCAACCTTGTTTCGGCGATTAACTTTTTGTGACATGGTCTTAGTTAGTTGGGGTTGTCAGTTGAGTTGAAATCAGACCGTCTCCGCGTTGGAAAGGTTGATGGTTTGATAGATCGGCACGCCTTGATATTCTTCGGGCATCGGGGCGGGAGCGCCGATGGGAGAATAGGTGGTGCGGCTAACTTGGAGCTGCTCAATCGAGCGAGGCGTTGCGAAGATCGCGTTCGGGTTCATACCGAGTTCGCGGGCTTGGCGGAACGCCTTCGCAAGCAGAGCGTCGGTGAGGCCCTTGCCGGAATCAGTTCCAACGCTCTTGATTCGGATCGCCTTGTTTTTGTCGGCCAAGCGAGGAGCAACTCGGCCAGAGATCCAGTTTTGAAGGACGCGCAGGCTGTTGCCGTTGGCATCTTCAGCGGTTTCTTCGGTCCAGTCTTCCCCGAAGAGAAGCGTATTGTCGTTTCCGTAGACGTGGTCGCAGAAACCCTGGCCAAGCTCCATCACCCAAACAGACGTCTTGGCGGTCGAACCGGTGGCATCGACAACGTGCGTTGCGGCGGTATTCGACTGCGCGAGGAACCCTGGGCTTGCCTTGGTATCGGCGGAGGCTTGAGTCGTTCCGGCATACCATTGTTGGAATGCGATGTGGCTCAAGACTGCCTTGGTTACTGCGCGAGCTTCGGCGGTCAAAACCCGCGCGGGATCTTTGGAGGCGTTGAGAACGCCTTGGATGTCAACGTTGATGAACTGCTCGATGATCGAGGTTTGGAAGATGCGGCTTTCAAAGGTTCCCTTCTTGGCGCTGGTTCCTTCGTTCGCATTCCGGTATCCAACCGAGGGATTGCCAGTTTGGATCGAGAGCGTAACGGTGTCGCCGCTGATGGTATCAACGGGGAACACGGCAAGCTCGGGATACATACTAACGACTTCCTCGACGATCGGCATACCGATGCCCTCATCGATGGCGAGCTTGTCAACGAGCGTCACGGCTCCCGTCATGGAGCGGTGGAACTGGGTTTGGCTTCCTCCGATGTAGTTGCGCGAAAATTCGCGAGACTCAGCGTAGGAGGGAATGACGATGTTCTGGCCGCGATGACCCAACGCACGCTTGGCGTTCTCGGCCCAGGTCGTTTGCAGGTATTGCCGCGACCCTTTTTTGATCGGTTCGCTAATCACTTCGACGCGACCGGCACTATAGGCGGGGTTTTCGGCTTTCATACTGTCGAGGAGTTGACGCTTGTAGTCGTCGATGCTAAGACCATCTTCGATGGCCTTGCGGATCTCAGCCTGGTTGCGGCGGAATCCGTTGCCGCACTCGGTGATTTCGGCGGCACGCTTGCGATCTTCAGCAATCGCGCGAGCGGCTTCTTCCTTCGCGAGTTGTGCGACTTGAAGCTTGTTCAGTTCCCGTTCCACCTCAACGGCGGCGCGGACTTCGTTCTGGGTTTCCGCCGGAGCGTTCGCAGCGGGAGCCGTTGCGTTGTCGGCGCGGTTTTGGTCGTCGTGTCGGTTTTCCATAGTGATGGAGGTTGAAAGTTCAGCGGCACGTTGGCCGAAGATGGATGCAGCATCCCGCACTCCGGCGTTGTCGTCGGCAGGGATTGAAACTAGGGAAATCTCGAACGGTTCCCAATCCGTCACGCGGTAGGTTTCTTTGCCGGTTGCTTTGTCGCGCTTTTCCATGACTAGAGCATGGACGCGGTAGCCGACGGAGATTTTCGAGCGGATCCCGTCCCGAACGTCTTGGAAGATTTCCTCGCCTTTGGCAGAACGGGAAAAGCGCACGGTGGCGGATCCGGCTTTGCCTTCGATGCGAGCAGATTCAATGACGCCTACCTGTTCGCGCGGATCGTGATCGAGGAGCAAAGGCGCGGCGTTGTTCAAGCGCTTGAGGCGAACGGACTTCGCGCCGTGGTCGAGAATTTCGACGCCCCATGAGCGTTCCACTTTGTCAGTTTCGGTCGAAAAGACAACATCGACCGTGCGCTCGTCTTCGTTGAGCGATGCGCGGGACAGATCAAATGATCTGACTTGTGGGGCGAATTGTTTGGAAGTGCCTATCGACATTGCGAGAGGCACGACAAAATGAAAAAGAAATGCAAGAGGATTTTTTCGGGAATCTTACATAGCTAAAACTTCAACACATAAGGGAGCCGGATATGCCTGAACAAAAAGAAACCCTGGTCCATGTCTGCCGCAAGCGGTCGAGGAAGGGAGTCCAGGGTCAACGGGGACAATGTGCGCCGTTGTTGCTGCGCGTCAAGCAAGGGGCAAGCTGAATCGCGTTCGGTCTCAATAGCACGCTCGGTCTGGTGTCCGTTTACAAGGGGTTTTTACCTAGCGAGGGTAAAAAATCCGACAC